CGCGACGTCCTCCCTGAGGTTCGGATCCAGAGGCAGATCCACCCTAATAACCCGCTGTCCCTGAAGCTCACCGACGGCAGAGGTAACTACACCTCCGTCGGGATAGAGCTATTCAGGGACGCCTGGTGGGTTGCGCAGGATCACTTCCTGCACCCTCCAGGATCCGTGCCGACCTACTGGCCGATGCTTCCGGTGCTGCCGGACTTCCGTCCGGCCCCGGGATCGACCAGGGCGCACGGGGCGGTCTATTGCCGGGTCCAGTCCGACGGGAAAGCCCGGTTTTACTACGCTCCCCCGCGCTGGTTGCAGTTCCTGATGGACCCTTGGGCTCGGGAGTTGTACTCCCAGCTCAAGCGGATTCCTCAGGATTTTACCTACAACCAGTCAGCGGGTGCTGAGCGCGTGGCGGAATGGCTCAAGGCTGGAAGGACAGTTTGGTCCTTCGACTTGAGCTCCGCCACGGACCGGTTCCCTCTGGCTGTGACCCGGACGGTCCTGTGGTCCCTCTCTAGCAGAGGGAACAGGGCCTGGGTGGACCTGTTCTGCTGGATCTCGAGGCTTCCCGCTCGGGCGGCCTACCCTGGGGCCAGCTCAGAGGTAATACGCTGGAAGTGCGGGCAGCCACTAGGGACTGTCCCGTCCTTCGCAGCGTTCGCCCTCTCCCACCATGCAGTGGTGAGGGCCCTCTGGGCCCGGCTTGGTGGCGATCCGAGGGAGGCCCCCTACTGTATAGTAGGGGACGACCTCGTTATCGCCGACCCGAGGCTGGCGGAGGCCTACCGAGAATTCTCCACGTCGGTTCTAGGCGTGGAGATCTCGGAGCCGAAGTCCCTTGCGGGGAGGCTGGGCGAGTTTGTAGGGAGGCTCATTGCCCCAGACGGAATAGGGTTCAAGCTCAAGGCTCCGAGGAGCCTTGACTACCGAACCCTTGCAGCGTACCTCTCCCTTATAGGGAGTAGAGCGCTGCGCGTCTGGCGGCAATCCCTACTTAGGGACTTGATTGCACTTATTCCCCGGGAGAACTACCCGGGAAGTAACCCGGGTGGGATCCCGAAGGAATATGTGCACAAGTTCCTGGTAGAGTACTTCGCGCTAGAGCGCGAAGTAGAGCCTCCCCGGGTCTACGCGGTAGACCCTGAGCATACCGTCAGGGCCCGAATCGGGCCGTTGTACGGTATGTCAGTGGTCCTACCGCGTGACCCGACCGCCACCGAATGGGAGCCGCGAGGCTCCGCCAAGTGCGGGCCGGGCGGAGCGCCGGTGCACTCCCCTTATAGGGAGGCTATTCCGGCGTCCGACCGTTCCCCCGGCTGGCTCCG